CGAATAGCTTGGTCTACTGCTTCTCTTTGTTCTTTAGAACCTCTTTTGTAGCTGTTAGCTGCTGTTTTTAATAATAGTTTTTGTTGATCTGATAGCATTTCTTTCCCCTATATTTTTAATATTGCACCGACTAAATTATTTATCTTTGAAGGTAGCGTTGCTCTGTACCCCATAACCAAAGAATAAATAAGACGTTCTTCCGGTGTTTTGTAGTTAACATACTGTTGTGGTTGATAAAACTTTCCTATCTCGACTGGCGGCTCTTTTACAAACTGGCCTTTTTTAAGCATAGTGTCCTCCTAATATTGGCTCCTACCGTTATGTTCGCAGTCTTTAACTGCACAAAAATTACGACATGTGAAGTTTGGTCTTGGGTTCCACACATCCCATTCAAACGCTGCTTCTAATCTTTCTACATCGTTAATCCACTTTACCCATGCTTCAGGTTGCTGATCTGAAGTGAACTCGGCAGGGACTAAATCTTCTACTACTAAAAATAACAAACCTGCTTTTATTTTTTTGACTTGCGGAAAGTGTTTGAACGTGAGCAGGGACAGTAGTTCGAGTTGTTTCCTATCTGCGTACTGACTGCTTTTACTCGTTTTATAATCAATAATCCGTGCGGTGGTGTCGTTAATGACAAGTAAATCAACGATGCCCCTAGCCCAAACATCGGGATCAGTAAACTCGCAAGGTGAAAAATCTCTCCGTAATCCCATTTCATATTCACAATACTTATCCCCTTTCAATGCTTTCATAGCATCAAGTTGCTTTTGGAACTGCGAAAACTTTGCGGGTATCGGAGTGCCATCACGGATATATTCTTCCGCTGCCTTGTGTACCGCAGTGCCATATAACAGATGTGTTTGCTCTGGCTCAACAATATCTTTTGCTACACGCAGTCTGTAATACTTACGTGGGCATTGGGTAAATAAAGATATAGAAGAATATGACCATGTGTATTTCATTTTTTAGCTTTCGGTTTAGGCTTCTTTACTACTTCAGGTTCATCTTTGCGTACTTTGATTATTTTAATATCAGACGAATTACATTTACCTGTTCGTGGGTTATATAATGAACCAGTAACTATGTCTGCATATCTCCAACCATCCATAGTGTCTATCCTAGCCATTTGTCTAATTAAACGTTCGCCATATAAACTTACATCAACAATGTATCTAGGAATTTTATTGTCTTTGTGTAGCTTAAATAGCTTAAGCATATAGTTTTCAGTTACACACCCACCATAGGTATCTACTCTAGTACCATCTTCTTCAACTTCAATTTCAACTTCATTCATAGTTTTTCTCCCTTGCTTTCATCATTGCAGTAGCCATTTCATAGGCTCTTTCTGCTATATCATCATAATCTTCTGCATCATTCCAGCTATAGCCTTCTTTTGATAATCCTCTGTCCAAATCATGTTTAATCATTTTAAATACTACATCTATAAATTTTGCTGCAAAGTAATCACGTAAGGTCATACCGTCTTGGTTTTTACTATGTCCATTATCTGCTGCTGTTGGAAACGCTTTCATTTCTTTGTCCATTTCTTTGCTCCCCCATAACTATCACCAACTTTTACTTCACAATTTAAAGGCAGGGTCTCTGCCCACTTAGGTCGCCAACGCATACACTCTTGTACATACGCAGCCGCTTCATCAGCTTCTTCTATTGGTGCTAGACAAGCAACAGCATCATGCACTGTCAAGACTGGTTGATATCTTTTAGATATACGTAACATCTGCTCACCTATCACACAACGTGCTAGTGCTTGGCAAACATTCTCTACAACTTTACCACCGTAAATATTAACTTTGCCTTTACGTGTGTCGTATACGTACTGATATCCTGCTCGTGTAGGTTTACCCGATACAATATGATTTCTTTCTTCTTCACGAAGGTTTGTGTAATGCAATGGTATTCCGCTAGGGAAATCGAAACCTACTCCTGGCAATACATACACGGCTTGTGGTTGCTTACCAAACGTAGTAGTTTTAAGGTCAGTGCTTGCTAATGCTTCTAAACATTGTTCCCCTTGTAGCCACAACTGCGGTATCCAAGAAAACTCTCGTCGATATGTATTTAGAATTATCGAACAAAAAGCTATATCTAAATCAACACCAAATGTTTTTAGCTGCGATTGAAACTTCATGTACCCCATGCCATAGCCGCAACCAAGAATCGTAGTCTTACCAACAAACCTCTCTTCATCAGTGATGTCGGCAATGTCCTTCTTATAAATCTTAGCCGCCATAATTTTGTACACATCTTCGCCACGCTCAAAGGCTTGTACTAAATCATTCTGCCCTGCTAGCCAAGCAAGAATACGTGCTTCGATCTGTGATGAGTCCGAGTCAATTAATACATAGCCTTCTGGTGCAGAGATAGCAACTTTAAGTGGAGACTTTCTTGGTAGGTTTTGTAGGTTAAGTTTGTCGTCACCGCCCCATCTACCTGTGTGAGCAGCGTAGTACCGTAATGGGACTGGGAGGCTACCACGCTTCGCTATGTCAATAAATCGTTGAGTCCGTGTCTCTTCTAAGGTGCTTTTTGTCCCAAGTCTAGCTGCTACCAACGCTTGCACTCTTAAGTCAGGATGCTCGGCTAACGCTTTAAAACCTTCGTCACTCTTAGCTAACGCTAATGCGGGTTTGCCTGTGGTATTGCTCACCTTCATAGGCGGCTCTACACCATACTCCATTAGTTTGGCAGCGAACTTCACGTTGGATAATAGAATTTCCCTATCAGATTCGGCTGCTTTGATTAATAATTCCTTTTTTTCAACTACGTCTATTAAATGCTGCTCAAGTAGTGGCAGGTTCAACACAAGTCTAGGCTCGGTGAACATACGCAGAGTCAGGTCGATTAGCTTTAACTCACTTTTTTTGAACCCTTCCCGCAGGATATTAAATAGCTTATACGTCAGGTCTACGTCGTTGATGCAATACTTGGCATACGCTGCCATCTGTTCCTTACTAAAGTCGGCTCGACGCAATCCAATAGACCATCTGGTGTCATCACCTTTAACTCCTAAGCCATAACGCTCTGCGAGTTTTCCTAAGCTGTTACCAACTTCAACACCGTCTACTGCTCGTGCCATGCACAATGTGTCCAACCATATCATCGGCTTGATGTTGAATTGCCAAGATAGAATCGCACCATCGAACAAAGTGTTGTGCGCCAAGACAGCAGCATTAGCCCAATCGAACTGGTCAAGCCACGCTTTTGTCTCTTGCATCGTACCGCTAAACCATTCTGTTGGTTCGTCATCAACCTTCACACCCAAGCCTACTACCTCGAAACGGTCATCACGGACATATTCTTCAGTCGTGATTTTTGTCAGGCTGTAGTCTTTGGAGAAGTAAGTTTCAAAGTCGATTGTAATTATCATTTTTTACTTTTCTTTGGTATGTTTGCAGGAGTAAATAACGCACCTGTCTTAGTAACAAAAGCACCACCACCTATTGCTGAGTCATAAGAAGCACCAGTAAGTATTTCAGGAGCTTTTGTTGTGCTAGTAGTGTATGTACCTGTACCGCCACCACCAAGACCACTATTTGTAAACGCGTTATTTAGTATGCTGTGGTGCATAGTCTGCGCTGTGTTCTTCATACTTCGGGAAAGCATCTCTGCAAATTTATGCTGCGCTTGTGTATGATCTCGCCTCTCCATCACAGTTTCTATAACTCTACGATTGAAGTTCTCTCTATGAAACTTAAGCGTAGCTTCTTTATAAGCGGCTATCTCTTCTTTGGTTAGTATTTTTTCATAGTAATTTGTTTCATCTAAAATATGTAGAAAATCATGCAGGTTACCGCCTTCTCTGAAATCATCAGGGAACATCTCCATGCGGTCTATTAAGATTTGTATTCCTTCAAGCATTTGTTTTCTCCTTTGGAACGGTCATTGGGAACGGTCACTAGCTACACACCATCTAACCACTCGACAATGTCTCCCACGTTGGTTTCGTTAATGACAAAGGCTACTCCACCTGCGTCACGTATCTGTTGTAGTTCTCTTTCTTGTAATGCGGTTGTCTTGCCAGCACCTGCCTTTGTTTCTATAGCAAAGAAGTAACCACGATAACAACCTACTATGTCAGGGATACCGCTTCTTCCATACCCACCAGTAGCAGGCATGAAGTGATACACGTTGCGTTTAGTTAACTCGGCACGAACTTTGATTTTGACTTTGCCTTCTGGTGTGGACATCACTTCTCCTATGGCTACAGGTATACATAGTATAGGGAAATGAAGAAAGGAGCGCAAGAAATATTTAAAATATTTTTAGGCATAAAAAAAGGACATAATTACATTAAGTAAGTATGTCCTTGAAAGGGGAGGGAGTCCCCTGAATAAACACTAGCAAGTCGTTAGTATATCACCGTTCATTAAGAAGTACCAAACGTTATCATCGTTTCTGTTGTGTATCTTTACACCTACGTGTGCAACAGGTTGTCGTTCATCAATTATCTTAAGAATAGCAAACTTAGCTTGATATACCTCTGGTAAATCGTAAGACGAATCAATAGTTCGATAGGTGTTATTAGCTAGATCCGCAACTGCTAACTTGCCGTTTACCTCGCCTACTAGCAAACCATCTTTCTTACATAATGATTCGTTGATACTAACAGCTAATCTAGCGGTATCTAGGTCTTTCAATACCGACTCTTTATCTAGCTCATAACTAATTGATTTCGGTATTGCCACGTTTTGTTCACCATTTTTTACACTTCTAAAGTATTCGACTACCTCCAATCCCGAATCATCTAGCAGTCTATTTGTAGCACGTGAAGCCCAGTACATCATGTTATTAGTTTCACCGTTCACTTGTTCATAGCACTTATTAACCATGTTAGCTTCGGGAGAAGTAACAAAGACTTTCAGGCAACGCTTCAACGCTTCCTTTACATCTTTTGTTTTCTTCGTATCATTACGACCATTGTTCAGCCGGTGCTTATCCGACCTAATCTGATAGACGGTTTCCTTTGTGTTGCTACGATATACCTCATCACTGACACGAATGTAACCGACTTCTTCTATGCCGTTGTATACACGAACAGAAACAATAAACTTCATCCATTCTGAATCTTCTATAAGATTAGCTTTGTCATCGTACTTAGAACATTTGACAAGTAGCTGAGTATAATCATGCGCTATAAATGATAGCGATGGCATTTTCATGAATACGGTTTCCAGAAACTCATTTAGCTTCGGGCTAACTTCCATATCAGCAAAACCTTCTTTCTTTTCTATCTGCATATCCTTCTCCTTACCATTCGAATTTATTAAGTATTGCATCGACCTTCTCTTTGACACCTTGACGTATATAGTCGCTGTCTTTTAAGTCGTCCATATCCGTACCATGTATCGCTGCTTCTAAGCTAGCACGAGCATCTTCTAGCGCAGGGTCTTTGGCTACGTTTAAGTTCTTCAACAGCACCAGCAGCTCATCGGCATTTGATAGCAGAGTAGAGTGAAATACTTTGCGCCCACCCTCATCAGTATCAGTTAGTCTCTCGCTCATGTGTACTAAGCACTCATGCAACCTACCCCATATCTCACGCATAGCATTATCGACACGACCTTGAAAGTGTTGCTCGTACTGTGTTACCAACTCAGCCTTTGCTTGTTCGTTGATGTCGATACGAAAATCCCCTGCTGTCGGCACAGGTGATAGTGCATACGTGAACCCGAACTTCTTAGCTACCGCTTCCTGAGAAGGGTACTCGTCACGATCAAAGAGATCACCCAGCTGAAAAGCTGCCGCTGCTATCAGAGTAGGATACTGCTGAACAAAGTTATCAACAAGGTTATCGAACCCACGCTTGTAGTCATCAAGCTGTGACTTGTACCTACCATACAGATGTTCTGCTGTTACGATACGCAAACCACTATCTGACCACGGCAAAGTGTTAAGGTTATTCCACAGTCGCACGTTAGCTGCATACTTAACTACCGCTTCCAACGCAGGGCTACCTGCTAATAGGTTCTTGTTGTAATTACCTGCTTTAACTTTTGTATTCTTACTTGCATCAACTTCCATTGATACCTTCTTATCTTTCTTCCTTGCAGTCCAACAAGATATAGAAAGCTCTACTAACATTGAAGAAGAAGCTATGCCAAATGATTCGAACTTTGGCTGTTCGTTTGCTAGTGTTATCATTTTAGTTTCCTTTGTTTAAGGTTTTCTCATAGTTAAGTACCAAATGTTCTACTACCTGAGTGACGCTAGGCATGAACCCCAACTCTTCTGCTACTTTGAACTTAATAGCTAACAACTTCTCACCTGCTTCAATACTAAGATTGATTGTTACTCTTTTGTTCTTTGCTTCTAACGTAGTGTTAGTCATATATATCCCCTTCAACTAAAACAGATTGACCATACATCGGAGTGAAACTCTTGTTACCTACTACACACCACAACACAGGCACACCTAGCTCTGCCCACTTATCTGATTTCGAATCACCGTAGAAGTAACCATCGGTTAGCATGATTAGTGCTTGTGGTTTAATCTTGTTCTCCATCATAAACACAGGCACACACTCTGGTGTAGTACCACCACCACCCGCAGGTTGAGTAGAGTCGGCAAAGTTTTGTACCTCAGACCCCGTATACATTTCATGTTTTGCTACGTGCGTATCCCAATACAATAGGTCAACTATCTCAGGCATTACCTCATCACAGATTGATTTGCTTTCACCTAAGAACCTACCGAGTATCGCTCCACCGATAGAACCTGATGTGTCAACACCGATAGAGAACCGCTCTGCCTTCTCTGTTATGCAACTCGGCATTACGATGTCGATGCCTAAGTATCTGCGGTTAGGTCTGCGCCATGTTGATTGGTCTCCACCTTTCACATTGGTTTTGACAAACTCACGCAACGCTTCCTTCCAATCTACTTTCGGATGCAGCATCTCATTGATGCCACGCATCACATTGCCTTTCATCTTACCTGCTAAGATTGAACCCTCACGCAACGCATGGTCTATCTCGTTGGATAGTTCTTCTGCTTCTTCTTCGGTTAGTTCTTCAGCACCTTCCCAATCATGGTCATCAATCTGACCACCACCACTCGGTGCTTTCTTATCGCCTCTACCTTCACCGTCTTTACCTTCCTTACATTCTTTCTTCAACAGCTCATACACCTGACGTGTATCCATGTCACGATACTTCTCGTCTAGCAAACCCATCAACTGACCATTCTCGTCTCTCGGCATAGCTACGATGTCTTGTGCTTTATCTGAGTCGGCAATTTGTAGGTTGATTACATAGTCCATCGCTGCATTAGCTAGATGCGCATTCTCTTTGGCTAAGTTCTTCCACACCATCAAGTGACGATACGCTTTGTGCATAGCTTCATGCACTACTAGGAAAGCCAACTGCTTATCATCTAAGCGATCAACAAACGCACGACCATACGTTACATCTCTGCCATTGGTCTTTGCTGTTGGTGTAACCTCATCGACTACCACCTTGCCTACCATGAACACACCTGAGAACAAACAAAAATCTTTGTGTCTCATCAATTGAGAGTGCGCTCTCTCGATACGCTGCTCTGCTGTTAGTTTTTTACTGGACATAATCACCTCCTGTAAGTTTGTCCATCTCATGCTTGTTGTACAAAGTTTCTGCTGTCATTACAAAGCTATTTACTAAATCTTCACGGTCAAGCTCAAGCTCAATACCTATCTCAACCATGACCATAGAGAGTGCAGCTAAACAAACACCGAACGGCATCTCTGCTTGTTGTAGCGTAGTAGCAAGTAAGATGGTTGTGTTCTTTACCTCTGTTGCTTTTTGGTCTAACTCTGCTTCGCTCATTTCTTCATTTGGTTTTTTACTCATTATCATTCTCCTAGAATAAGTATTGGTTCTCACGCATCCAACTAACGAACGAGCTGCTCGTCATTAAGATGTTCTTCTTGTCTTCGTTCTTCGCTGTGGTTAAGCAGAACACAGATTGCAATTCTTTCGGTGTACGCTTTAAGTATTCAAACCATGCAGCGATGTTGCTACGTTCAATGCGTTGTACTGCACCGTAAGCCATGATGCACAATGCAGCAGACGATGTTGGTACTTTGCAGTTCTTCGGGTCTTTAATTACTTCTTCCCATGTAGGTAACGTATCTGCAACGTCAACGTATGCAAGTAAGTCTCTCGCTGTTGATTCACCGATAGTGCCAGTCAAACCTGCAAGCAAAGCATTACGACTTATCTCACTACGTTTCCATAGCACGTTACTAGCACGATGACCTGAACGTGGGGAGAAGTAAGACTTTTGTGGAGTCTTAGGATTAAAGATATGGTAGTTCTCCTTCTGTGACGGGTCTTTGTATGACGCAAAGATTTGTGGATACGCTTTTGCAAACGCTAGCATCTCTGGTGCGATACCTGCTGATGCACCCCACTCAATCCATTCTTCTGCATACGGATTGCGAATAGGTACGACAGTCATACGGTTTAAGCTGTGGCTCTTTAGCATATCGCCCACACCATCGGTTAGGTTGTTACCTGCCGTGATAACAATAGAGTCTTTATGCAAGTGCATACCACCAATGCGTCTCTCGTTAAGCAGTGGGTGTAGCATATTCTGCACAGCTTGTGATGTTGGCTTAGTGAACTCGTCTAAGAAAATACATAGCGGTTCGTTCTTGTGGAATCCCCATACCTCGTTAGGGTACAGCGATGTTGTTCGTGTCTCATGGTTCGGCATAGGTATGCCAATGTCACCCAACTCGGTATTAGGTATATCTATGTACACACCACGATAACCAGTCTTTGCTACTACCCTATCAAACATGGCAGTCTTACCAATTCCTGGTTGTCCAACTAGGTGTATCGCATTTGTTTGACCGCATGAAAGAATTAACTGCTCTGCTTCTGCGAGGGATACTTCTACGTTCATGTTAACTTGCATTTTACTTCTCCTTGTTTGCTAGTGATTTAAGTTTATTGTTTTACTGCGACACACTTACGTCTTGTAAGTTTGTCTTTGATACTCTCGGCATAGCTCTGCCGAATAGTACGTACTTCTGGTTTGCTGCTGATGCGGGTTTATCTTTGCTTGCTAGCTCCTTATCAAATAACATATACGCATACTCGTATCTAATTAGCTCGTATATGTACTCTCTGAACTTCTCTGGCTCACAAGTTAATTGCCACCGCAACCCCCCTGCTTGTGGTACGTTGCTCTGTATCCATTCACGTTTTGCTGCATGAACAGAGACAAACTGAAACAACTGATAGAACACCTGTGTCTTGTCCTCCTCTTTGGTAAAGGTAAGTGCTGCATCTAAGTCATCGAACCATGCTGCTCTTGAGTCCTCGCAGTCGTCACTCCCACGATGCCGTAAGATATGGGTGTCGGTTGTCATGCGGTTGTACTTGGCTAAATCCAACTGCGTGTCCTGACTTGTGATTGTCACGTTGTCATTAAACTTCAACAACAAAGTGCCGTAGTCGATGAATGGTTTGTACTTCTTACGCAGCGTTGACATCTTTGCCTTGTTTAGTGTGTACAGATGTTCAGGTGTTGCACCTTCTACTTCTCCGCTAGGGAGAATGGTTACCCCCTCTCTGATTAAGTGATACTGCCTGTTGTTGTCGATGTAATAATTCATTGAACGAGTACGTGCAATGCGGTCTATGAAGTATTGATTTGGGTTCGGCTGAAACGAACCTAGCCCTGCCCTGATAATCAGACCTGTCGATGGAGAGTCCCATACATAATTGTGAGTTTCTCCATTGTGAACTGACACATGGACTTGGCTTATCTTAATAGTCCCATCAGGAAAATATGAAAGCACGTCTGTGCCGTAGTAGCTGCACACCACCACGTTCTCAATACCGTTAACTGTTGCCTTTCTTATTAGGGAACGTGTGTATCTACGGTTTCCACCCCAAGGTTTTTGCCCTGCGATGTTGCTGTTCTTTTGATAAGGTCTAGTCTCATCGTAGCGATGCAGCGCATCTGTGTAAGTCTTTAGTACGGGTATACCGTCTGCTGTCCATGTCATTATTCATCTCCCTTCTCTATATAGTTACGTTCAATGTGACTTGCGATTGTGTTAAGAAGAATCTGCACCGATGAAACTGCAAGTGCATCGCCCTTGATTACATAGAACAAATCATTCATTGCTTCCTCTACTGTTTCTCTAGTAGCAAACAGATTAGATTGAATGCCCTTTGTGAACTCTTTAAGTTCTTCGGTTTTAGTTTTATCCACCATTGATATCTCCCATTGTTAAGATGTTACGGAAAACTACTTTGTTTTTTGAATCCACTATCTTCTTCCACTCCTCTGCTGCTGCCTGAGTATTAAAGATTGCCATTTCTTTATCACCCTCTACTAACCACACCTTTGAGACTTCCTTACGGTATGTAAGTTTGTCCTCAACACTTTCGGCATCGTCTTTTAATTCCTGCGCTGCCCTGTTCGTATTACGGTTGACGTAATTGCCGAACTCTTCCATCGACATACCTCGTTCTTTCAGCTTCATCGTTACTCTCCAATTAGTTTGGCGGACAACTCTGCATTTACTTTGTTTGCTACTTCGCTAGTGAAAGCGGGTTTTCCATAGAAACGAGCTAATAATTCATTGTGGTGTTTGATAAGCACGGTTTCACGCTCTTGTTTCGCAGTAGAACGTACCTGCTTTGCTAGGTGTTGCTTTGCCCAATCACGTTTTGCCTGCTCACGTACTTGCGTCTTTTTAGTATTTCTCATCACTCATTCCCCCCATTACTAAAGCCCCGAACACAATGCCCGCCCAGAACAAACCCATCTGTTGCAGGTATCGACCATCTGTATCAAAACAAACACTAAGTACACCAAATATAACTACCATCACACCCATCGTAAAAAGTCTTTCGTTCATTTAAATTCTCCTGTAATTGCTGCTGTGTAACCTGATATGAAAGCGTTTAAGATTGCTGCATTGATATCATCAAGAACATGGTAACCGTCAAAGTCGCTTATTGCTTCCTCAATGATTCCCATATTTATTAGTGTGTTAGCTACTGGCATGCCACCCATTTCATTAGCGTTTAAGTGACGTAATGCCATTTTAGCAACGCTACCTTCTTCGGCATCAATGCACTTCTCTATCAGAACCATTGACGGTCTTGCGAAACGTTTTGCCCTCAACCTTGCGTAGTCTCGCCTTTCAACGTCTTTATCTTTATCCTCCATCATTTAACTAATCCTCCCTTGTTGTTGATACCGATAGCAACTTCTCTAGCGGTTTCGGCTGTGAAGAACATTGCGCCTTGTTTGTGTGGTGTTAATATAGTCCACGACTTTCTTGCTGCTTCGGCAGCAGCATCACCGCAGGGTAAACAAGTTTTCTTGCCAATCTTCCATCGCTCAAACTCGTACTCTGCTCCACACATCATGCACTCTGGTGTATGTGTGACTTCAATCATGGCTGTTCCCCTCATCACAAAAGCTGCAACCTACTTCACCGCACTTCTCATACCTACTTTCTTCTGCCTTACTGCATGCCTGACATACTGTGTGACCGAATGCCATGCGGTTCTTGCCGATGGTGTTGACCTTGCAATTTCGGCAAATGTTCGGGTTGCGTGAGTTGTGAATTGGTTTAGTTCGCTTGGACATAATTACCCTTTGTAAGTTTGTCGTTATTTGGTTTGTGGAGAGATTTGGTTCAGGTAGTTCTGCTGTGCTTGCATAGATTGCAACTCACGCTCGGCACGTAGATAGTCTTGCGTGGTTGTGTTCGGGTTATTTAGTATTGCTTGCAGGTACGCTGCATGGTTGTATATGGACATAATTACCCCTTGTAAGATTGTCGTTTGTTGCAGCAGGCGAAGTCCCACTACAAGCTATATTATAACACAATAACTATACAATGTCAAGTGAATGTCTATGTTATGAGTGTTTGTCTTTCACGGAACAATAGCAACTTGGTAATTGTTCTGGTTGTATTGTTCTAAAAAATTGGGTAAAAATGAGAAAAACAGAACAATCAAGAACATTACAACCCAATGTTTATGCGGATTGTACGTAATGTTCTAATGTTCTTATATTTAAGAGAGAGAAATTTCAAAATGCTTTTTGTTGTGGAAGTGCAGAGACGCACTTGCGAGCAGGCTTGCTCAAAACAGATTTTTAAAAATATTCAAAAAAATCCCCGAACATTAGGAACATTAGAACAAATGCCACTTTGATAACGCATTTTTGACCATGTTTGTTTTTATAATCAACGACTTAGCTGCGTTTTATATTGTTCTAAATTTTTTTTGTATTGTTCTATAAAATTAAAATTACAGAACAATAGGGACACGCTTACACAAGGTAATTTTGTCGTGCCTTTCCTTTGCGCTTAGGGAATTCCCCTGCGTTTCGCTACCGCGTTGGAATGACCGTTCCTTGTCTTTTTTGTATTGTTCTGTCCTTTTTCTCTGGTCTAAAATAAATAAAATAATTTCACACATAATGTTTCATTCGTGTATAATAGACCTTAGACAAACTTACATAGGGTAAGCGAGTCTATTAATATAAAGGAAATAAAATGATTACTACGTCAAAAGATGCAGGTAAGCTATTTGCTAAAAGTGAAACCGATGCAGATGAGTCACTCGAATGTTTTGCTCGCATATTAGGTGACGCACCTACCTACGATCACTTTGAGACATGCCGAATCGACTGGTTAAACGGGTACTGTGAGATCAAGCCGAATGCAAAAGGC